TTATTGTATCTTATTTTTAATCATAAACTTATTAAGCGTCACCCATGTTACACCAAACTCTTTTGCCAATGACAGCTTACTTCTTCCTTCAATTCTTTGACGACGAATATACGCACCTTTACCAGTAAGCTTGTATTTCTTTGGTTTTTGACCTGGGCGTCGACCGATTTGTTTTCCCATTTTTCTTGCACGTTCCAAGCCCTGTTTTGTTCTTTCCGATAACAAGGTTCTCTCTATTTCTGCAGACAATCCAAAAGCGAACGCAAGGACTTTACTCTGAATATTATCGCCAAGTTCATAGCCCTCTTTTATTGCAATTACTTTTACATTTTTTTCAAGCAATAATTGTAGCACATCCAAAATCATCATCATCGAACGTCCGAGTCGTGATAGTTCAGTAACTATGATTGTATCGCCCTCATTTGCAGCACTTAGTAGGCTTCCTAACTTTCTTTTTTCAGGATTCTTTGTTCCGCTGATTGTTTCTGCAACCCAAATAATATTGTGTATGCGATGATATTTTGCGTATTCTCTAATTGCAATTTTCTGATTCTGAACCGTCTGATAATTGGTCGAAACTCTGATATAAGCGTAATTCATACACGAACCTCCGCCTATATTTTAACTCTGTTCAATCAATATTCATAAGGAACGGTTTAAAGATACAGTGGATTAGAACTACACATACTAATTCAAGTAAAAGTCTTTCTTTTGATTTATCATTCAGTAACAAAGATTATTTTGTTTTTGGTCAGAGTGAAAGAACTGACAATAGCTACCCAAATACATTTGTTGGTGGTGCTTATAACAAACAAAATGATAATAGAACTTTTTATTATGCAACTTCATACAATTCACAAAGTGAAAGTGTTACTAATGATATTTTCTTCGGAATAGGATACTAGACGAACGGTTTGAAAATACAATGGGGCGAAGTTACAACAGGTAATGATGTTACAAAGACTTTTGATTTTAGCAGCTTAGGATTACTCTCGTTTACATCAGCTAATTACAAGGCAGTATTAACACAAAAAAAGGTAACTCAAAATCGCTACGATGCAAATGTTTTTATAGTCTCCCAAACTTCAACTGGAATGACTATAAGAGGTCAAAATGACAGTTGTTCTTTTATTGTAATCGGTTACTAAAACGAACGGTTTAAAAATACAGTGGCAAATTGAAAGTTCTTCTTGGGATACAAAGAAAACTATAAACTTTCCAATATCTTTTACACAAGTTCCAAGTGTTACAATTTCTGCAAATGCAAGAAGTGATTCAGCAGGAAACTATACATCTTATATTATAAGCGTTACCAATGCCAATGTAACAATTAGACCTTATGCATCAAAAATTGCAGTTATAGCAATTGGGTATTAATAACCTATAGTCATCCAGAATCTTCGCATAACCGAACTGCCATATACAGGGAATCCAGTTAATGAAAGTGAAGAAGTATATATTACATAAGCACCTAAAGCACGATGATTCATACCATTTGAGTTGTCAGATTGATAACCAAACAAAGGAATGTAATAACTTGTATATGCAAGTGGAAATGCAACTTGTGTATTACTTGATGAAGGTTCTACTTTTCCCCATTGTATCTTTAAACCGTTCGTTAATAACCAATAGCAATGATTCCACCAGCCTGTATTGTCCTTGTATCCCAATCCCAGGTAATGCTATTGTTGGTTTTAGAAGGTTTATTGGAAGGGTCCGAACCTGCGATTGTGGAAATAAAGAGATAATCAAGGTTGGACGTCCACGAGTCTTTGCTGGTGAAATTGATTAAAAAATTTATTGTATTTTTTGTGTTACTTCCACTATTTATAATAGAGTTCACCCATTGTATTTTCAAACCGTTGGTTTAAAAACCGATAGCAAACCAATCACACTTGGAACTACTAGGAATCGTAAAATACTGATTATTTTTTGCTCTTGCAATTTGAGAATAATATAAATCACTGTTATCAGTTCTCATATTTACTGACACTACAACAGGAGTTGTTGTAAATAACAATGGAAACTGAATATCACCAGATTGTGAACTATTCATTTTTCCCCACTGTATTTTTAAACCGTTCTGTTATTATTCAATAATTCTCTAAGTTTCGATATTTCTTCTCTTGCTGCCTGTCGGTTTGTTTTTATATCAGCAGGAATCGGTTCTTCTGTGTCAGCAAATCGAATCGCATACCAATCCGTATTTCTAAGAAAGTTTTCAAGTTCATTAATTCTCTGTTCAGACTTTTCTTTTTCAGTCGGTTCTGGTGGATCTACAAGGATAGGGTTTCCTTCTTCATCGCCTTTTATTAACTTTCCTTTAGCGTTTGCTTCGTTTACAATCGACATATGCTTTGATTTGTCAATTTCTATAAAGGATTCAAAAGTGCTGTTAAAGACATCAAATCCCCATTCGTCAATTGTTCCTTTTATTTTTCCAAAAAACATAAATCTATCCTCCTAAATAATATAACACGGTGATTTATGTGGAAGTCTATTTCTGTCATAATTTTAATGAACGGTTTAAAGATACAATGGGGCATAAACATACTGGTTGCAAGTACCTCAACTTTGATACAATTCCCTTTAATTGCTACTCATGTTCCTTTCTTAATAGTTACACACCATAAGAATGATGCAAGCGGGTTACGAATGGATATGCTTGGATATTATGTTGATAGAACAGGATTTAAGACAAACTATTTTACAGGACATGGAATAGACTACCTTGCTATTGGATATTAACGAACGGTTTAAAAATGCAGTGGGGAATGTCTAATGTTGGTCACGGATTGGAAACTATAAATCTCACAGTTCTTTACAGCTCTAAATCTTCATACAGAGCATTTGTTTCCAATGAAAAAATTGCAGATTTTTCAAGTGGTGGTGGTGCAGAATATGCTCCGCAAACTTATCTAATATCTGGTTCTCAATTTAAAATAGACCAACAATCATCAAGTCAGCATAGAGTAACTTGGTTTACTATAGGATATTAGAACGGTTTAAAAATACAATGGGTAAGAGGAATTGCAAGTACGAATAATACATATACTTGTATACTCCCTATTTCGTTTTTATCAAGGACAAGTTATGCTTGTGTATGTGCATCGAATGATGAACGTGGTATAAACGTTGCTTATGAAAATATGGATTGTTATTGTGTATCTTCAAATACTGTGAAGATTAATCGTTCGAACTTCGCTTGTACAGATTGGACTATAATTACTATTGGTTTCTAATATCCAATTGCAAACCATGAAACAGTTCTGTTATTTGCAGAAGTTCTAAGCCTTGCATAACTATCTGTGCATAATGAAGTATGAATAGTCACATTTTCACCTGTAGAAGAATCTCGATATATAGTTGCCATTATAATATAATTAGTATTAGTAAAACTAACAGAAAATACAGCATCGACATTTTGGCTAGACGAACCGCCTGTTGATTTTCCCCATTGTATTTTTAAACCGTTCCTTAAAACCCAATTGCAAGCCACAATGCGGTTTCATCATTTTGCATTACATAAACGTCTGACTTTGTGAGATTATAGTAATAATGCCAACCGTTTTCTGTGGATGCAGTACGATATGCCATAAAATTAAAATAAACACAAGTATTAGAAAAAGACGTTGGAAATGTAATATGCTTTGTATTAGCAGACTTCTGACCCCACTGTATCTTTAAACCGTTCAGTTAATATCCAATAGCCCAAATACACATTCCCTGACATCTATCGCCTGCTTGATAGATACCGTATAGGATACCAGATATGTGTTGAGCATCAACTAAACGACAAGAACTGCCAAAGCTATTACTGTCTGCAGAAATAGCAGATACAAAACAACAAGCACTTTCTTTACTTGAAAAACTTATAGGGAGTGAAAGATTGCTAAAAGTGTAAATACTTGTAGACGTAAATGATATTTTTTCCCACTGTATCTTTAAACCGTTCGAATAAACTATATAACCGCCTGTGGTAGAGAAGTACCAAGCCGTGACACCAATTGCACCGTACATTCCTGCACCTGCTTGACTTGCAGTTCCATTAAATGAGGTTGCGGTTTCAAGGTTTAACAGAGGATTTATATACCACCCACCACCGTTATATCTTGCAATATACAATCCTTTATGAAATGGTATGTCAGAAGAGGCTATATCCTTAGATGCATTACCAGTGCCACCTACCCTTAATTTTGGAGTTAAATGAGTATTTTTATTTGCAAGATAGAAAATAATAGTTGCATTATTTACTAAATCAGAATCAGTAAATCCGTCTAATGTAATATCTTTTATCTGTGTTGCACTTGCAGTAGTACACCAACCAACAACAGAACGAGCAACTTTTGAACGATCGGCAAAACCTACAGATACATTGGAAAGAGAAGTCTGCCCTGTACCACCGTTTGCAACTTCAAGAGTTCCATTTACAGGAATGGCAGTATCACCACTAAAATCTTTAGTCTCTGTTGTACTTGCAGTTCCAAGTTTAACATAGACTTTTCTTGCAGTTGTAAGTTTTTCTGCTGAAGTAGCAGATGTGGCGTTCCCGTCAATATTTCCCCACATTTGTGCTCTTGTAAACGACCACTGGTAACTTGTTGTAGGAGTAACGCTTTGGTCTGATGCAGTGTATGTGCTAGTTCTAATTGTAAAGGCTACCCCTTTATTATTCCAGACGCGATACTTTCCGCCACCACGAAGCCAGAGAACTCCAGTTGAGCTGTTCGTCATCTGTGTCCATCCAGCAGGAATAACGGTAACATTATTCACGGTTGTAAAGCCATACTGCCGATCCAAAACGAGAGTCTGTGCTGACGTAGTACCCCAACCAGCCCCCATTGCAAGCAAATGCAAATGACAGGTAAATCCAGAATTATGGGAACTCCAGCTTGGTTTTGTACCGCTGTCCAATGATACATAACAGTCTATTTCTGTCCAATCATCAGTTGAAAGAGGAATTGTTACTGGAAACCATTTACTTGCATCAAGGGATGATAAATCAAGTTGCGTCCATTCTTTTCTGATGCCTTTTGTCAGCAACGTTCCTAACAGTCTCATTGTATTTGCCGGCGTAGAATTGTTTGTACTAGAAGTTGGGTTTACAGTCAGAAAGGCATTTGCATCTGTGTCAGAAAGAGAGTTTTTTATTCGTAATATTCCTTTGATAATGGATTGAGTTGATGTGACAATAAAATTAGTTATTTTCAGAATAAAAGTGAAAACTCCATTTACCTTATGAAGCCACATAAATTCATGGTTAGTATTTGTTTCCGAAGCACTTGATTTCTTTATGTTTCCGATAAAAAACTCTTCACTTCCTGCAGTACCGTTAATATGTACGAGCGAATTTGCAGGATCCGGCTTTCCATCTGAATTTGTAGCTGATGAAAGAGAACCTGTAGCAACGTCTCCAAGGTTTGCATTGATAGCCGAAAGATTCTGAGTTTTTATATCTTCTGCTGTAATTGCAGAAGAATTTCTTTCGTAAATTTGAGGAGTAATAATCTTCCAGACTGGGCTGCCCGAAATTGTATTGTTACCACTTCTTATAAAGGTTTCTCTCAGTGTTCCTGTTAGCTGCAACGCATAAATTTCATAGGTATTATCGGTCATTACAGGTGCCGGAATATTTTGTGCAGGAACAGTTGTGCTGGTTCCTGTGCCTGTTTGTACATTTGTCCCAAGAATATAAGTTGTAAAATACTTTCTGGAATTAGTTTTATAATCACTAAGAAAATATTTATTTGTACTAGTAGACTCATAAAACCACTGTTTCTTTGTTGCATTCCACTTATAGCATTTAAGACTCTGAGCTGCATTCAACCCAATAAACAATCCACTACCGGAAGCATAATTTGAACATTCAATTCCAAATTTAAATTCATAAACAGCATCAGGTAAAATTGTAAAAGCATCGCTTGAAATGTTACCGGTGCGTTCTCCTATTACAAAGCCAGTAGCTGGATCTGAAATAGCTTTTAACCCAGCCCATCTTGAGACAGCTCTCGTGACAGAAGAATCACTTGGCGTATCGTTTATAATGGGATTTACGAGGTTTGTGGCGACCACATTCAATTTTCTTGCAGTAATAGTATCAGCTGAGATCTTATCGCCTGTTACAGCCTCATTTGCAAGTTTGGCTGTCGTAACTGCACTGTTTACAATATCTTTAACGCCACTTGCTTTTGCCACAACCATTATAGATTCACAGAATGCTGATTTTTTATCAGTATTAGTATGAGTCACTGCTCTTACTCGGACATAATAGCTTGTGTTTACAGGATTATCTGCTGCCTGTCCGCTTAGAGGCAGTTCCATATAGAATTGCGTACTTAAAACATCGGTGTCACTATTTGCTACACCACCTTTCCAACCTTCTTCACTGGCATATGCATCATAAGATTCTGATGTGTTTGCTGCAAACCAGTTCTGATTATCATTACTCAACTGAAGTTCAAATCTATCCCATCCCCAGTAAGAGTCATCTGCTCTTATATCCACAGAAATAGTTCTACCACTTGAAGTTACACCCATTCTTGGAATAGCAGGGAGCCATGATTTGTAATTTGATTTATCATAAACTGCATCTGCATATCTTGTGGTTGGACTTTCATTATATACTTCAACAGTAAACTTCCAGGTATTGGTGTCAAAATCCGATTTTTCAGGATATTCATTACTACTACGGTCAAAATAATATACAAAAGAGTTTTCAATAATTCCTTCTGCTATTGTAGTCCCATTTTTCTTAATCCTATAAAGATTTGTGCCGTATACACCTCTTAAATTACATGACCATGAAAGTAATATATAATCTTTATTAGCTACAGCTTTCACATCTGAAGGCACTGTAGGAATCCAGGTATCGTAATTTTCTGCGTCAACATATTTCTGCTCTGCTGTGGATTTTTTACCGTAGATATTTTCTGCAACCACTTCAACTTTCCAATTTGCAAAAGCTGAAGCTTCAGGATATCCATCTGAGCCTTGGCCTGTTCTTGTAAAAACATATTCATAAGAACAGTCAGTAAGATAAATTGGGTCACTCCATGACACTCCGTTATCTTTGCTGATTTTTAGAATATAACACTTAATTGAATTATTCAGTCCATTATCTCTAATTGCGCTCCATGAAATTGAAATTGAATCTCTGTTCGCTACTGCAACAAGCTCGTCTACAGAGTCAGGATTTCCTATCTCACCATCTGGTACAAGCAAATCCATAACTTTTTTCCCGGTTGGAACCGGCGCGGACCATTCGCCGTCATAAATGGAAGCAGCAGTTTTAGTTGATATCCATTTTGAGTTTTCGGTTTGCTGCAAGTGCCAGTCTCCAGATGTACCACCACCTGTAGGAGTAGAAGGCATGCTTTCAGAATCGTTATATGTTTGGAAGGTTCTCCATTCGCTGACATCTGCCGGTTCAATTACAGAATCAACCTCGCTCAAATGATTTACAAAATCCGGCAATACAAAATCTGGATTATCTACACCAAAAATCTCCGGAGCATATTCAACACAAATCAAATCTGCAGAAAGATTTTCACCACACTGAATATCTGTAACGAGTAAATCTACAGTTTCATTTCCTGTAATTCCGAATGCAAAAAGACACCCTTCGATTCCAGAAGGCATCTGACCAATAATTGTAAGTTCGTTGGTTCCGCCTGCGACAGTCTGTACATTGCACAGTACGGCTGAACCATCTGACTTACGAATTCTTACAGCATATGTTTTGCCGCTCTCCATTGTGACTTGTTCATCAAGTAAAATCTTCTGTCCATCAACAGATTCAATGCGTCCCTGTTTTAATCCTGCAAGTGCAATGTCTCCGGCATATTTAATCCAGTCACCCTTACGGCACATAAGGTATTCAAAATCACAAGAAAATCTGACAATTACAAATCTATGCTTAGATACAGCATAGTTATACATTCCAAGTTTACGAGCCTGTTCAGAATTTGTAACTCCCCATAATGGCACTGATTGAGATGTCTGTGGTTCAACTCCGGAAATTTGATTTCCAGACGGTGTATTATAAACATGAGCTTCGTTATCAGCAAATCCTTTACTGCTGTCTACAAAGCCCATTTTCATTTCGTCTGGAATATCTGCTAAAGCCATAGTTTCTTTATAGTCATGGGAATTACGCGGAGTAAAAAGCTGAACAAAAGATTCTTTTTCAATATCCTGAATTACAGTGATTTTTCCATTCATTCGAAGAATTTCAGCTCGGCAAGTAGATGCAATTCTGGCAAGCAAATCATTAACCGTTAGACTTTCTGTAACATATGCATTACAAGAATAGCCATGATTATTACACCAGCTAAAAAGCTTAGAAAAAGCCTCTGTTTCAATTTCGCTGTCTGAAAGCTTTTGCTGAGCGACATCACCTTGCATGGCATACATAGCTGCAGATGCAGGATTTGAAGATAAAGCATTTGTCCATTGCCCATTTTGATAAACAGGTAGTTTTGACTGGGCAATAAAATTTAACTGCTCAATTACATTATTCAGTTTTTCTGATGCCTTGATTTTTAATCCAATTTGGGTAATCTGCTGACATCGTTCAGAGCGAACAGGAGACTCATTCTTTGCTGCACGAATAGAACCAACATATACGCTGTCTATAATTTTTGAATCAGTACTATCTGCAGAAACTCTTGTTATTCGAACTGTATAAGCAGAACTAATAAGATGATCTAACGTTAAAGCAAGTCTTCGAGTTTTAAGATTACAGCCGGTTATCACATTGTTCTGGTCAACTTCATTAAAGTATCCAAGTAATGCATATTGAGAATCAGGAAGATTAGATCTTTTGTATTCAACTTTAACTTCAACACTTGTATTAACAACATCACCGCTGTCATTATATTTTCCAAGCCCACTGTAAAAAAAGATATCTACATTCAGCTCAGTAGTTCCATCTGGAGTTGTTCTGATTATTGCTCCGTCCTGTCCGTCTTCTGTTTCATGTTTAAGCAAGGTGTTCAACTGTATTTCATGAACACATTTATTATACAAAGGTGAAGATGTTCCCCCATAGGCTATCTGCATCTGAATTAAAGGGTCTGGATTTTCAGGATCAAGAATTCTTGCAATATCTCCGGTTGCAGAATAATTTTTTAAGAGTGTCTCTTCGATTTTTATGGAATTGGTTTCTATTTGTAAATCCTTTTGTCCGACACAAAAAAGCTGATAAAGCCAGATATCACCATCATCGTCCACCCATGTATAAGGATTTGCACACTGGTCGGCATATATTCTTCTGCGTCCTAAAAGAACAGGAACTACACCATATGGTCTCATTTGATTTCTGCTTCCGCGAATTGAAGGATCCTGTTCCGGCTTTTCTCGGTCATTCATATTAACATCTGGAATATTGATGTTATATAAAGCCATACCGCCTGCAAACATTCCAATTCCTGCACCAACGAGTGCAGCTCCAAGAGGTGCTACTGGTGTAAAACATAAAATAACACCAAGGACCGCAAGTGCAGCGCCACCAACCTTCATTCCTGCACCTGTGTCTTTTGGGGAGTCATTTTCAGGCACAAGTTTTAGATAAACACGCTGTCCTTCTTCTGGTATACGTTCAAAATCTGTAATGATTTCATCATCAATCATTACACGCCAACCAGCATTTACGGCGTGAAGTGCATCAATTTTATTTATAATTTTCTGAATTGATATTCCCTGCTCAAAATTAAAATCCTTTCTTTCCTGCGAGAATGGATTGAGACATGCTGTAACTTGAATCGACACGGTACCACCCCTCGACACATCCGGCAAGTTGTGGACTAGAAAGTCTTTCGCATACTGCCCCTAAACTGTGTCTTGCATGGATTATATAACCGTCGCCCGCATATAAGCCTACGTGGCATAGCATACCTTTCATTTTCATTAACGCAACCGCTTTTTCTTCAGGCTGTTCTATTCTTTCACTGCAGAGAATTGGAATGTTTTCCTGGAAAAGCCTTTTTGTTTCAGCAATGCAAAGTGCGTCTGTGTATGTTCCATTTAAGACAGGAAGCTGCAAGTCATATTCGTTCAAAAAAATCCAGCGTACTAGTCCGTAGCAGTCACAGCCAGAAGAATCACGTCCACCAGAAACGAAAGGTATTCCTACATACTTTTTACACCATTCATACATTTCTAAAACCTCTTTTTTTTGCTAAAAGAACATTCCAGGAAAGTCGTTAGGATTATAAGTGAGAGTAGTAAACTTTTTATCATGCATATAAGAATCGTAAAGCTCACCGGTAATAGAGTTTACATCCGCATTAATATTTCTGAGAATAAAAGTCAAAGGCCCTTCAATGTAGTTATCAGGTTCACTTGCCATAATTACAGCTGCAGTACAGGTAATGTCTTTATTGTCATTTCTACTTTGAATTACAGCAGATTTGATGGCGCGGTAAATTGAAATATCTGTATTGTCTATCTGCAGGCGGCACGACTTATTTCCGTCACTCGATTGGTCAGGTAAAATTACATTAAAGGAACATGGAGTATAGCTCTTTCCATTTGAGGTAATTTCCTGATTATTGTCCACTACTCGAAGAATAGATTCTCCGTCATATTTCACATCAAGAAGGTTTAGAAGTACCTCTTCTGTTTCCGGGGCTGTCATTGCTTCTTTAGCATGTGTAGAAAGCTGTGTATTAGGCATTCATCTTCTCCAGTTTCATAGTTATTATCCAAAGACCGTCATTAGACTCTTCCGTGTAATCTTCCAAAAATCGAAATTCAGCTGGTAGTAAAGTTTGCGGGTCTTTCATTACAAAACGGAGCACTCCACTTCCAATCACATTGTCATACCAGTTTTCAAGCGTTTCACGCTGCAGTTCCGTAAGGACAACACTTCCAGTGAATTCTTTTGTAGCAACAGTATAACGTCTGCGGGCTTTCTGCGGTCCCGCATCCATCTGAGTTCTGATTACGTTAGTTTTTTTCTGACCACTCAATCCCTCTAGTCTTATTACCTGCGGAAGTGTCTGCGGCCAAGTTATATTCGTCATTCTATACCCCCTGAACTTTCAGCCCGTAACGACTCTTCAAAGCTTTATCAGCTTTACCGACTGCTATGTGCTGGTTAATCATCGAACCTACGAGAATCTCAATCTTGCGCTGTCCGTTTTCGTCTTCAGTGTCGTGAACTTCTACAGGTTCATCCGAGTAGACTGTAACCGGAATATTTACCTGAACGTCGCCTCCACCAATACCAGTGGCAGAAACACCAAGAGAACCATCTGCACCGCGGGTAAGCGGCATTATTGCTTCAGGACCAGCTTCACCCATGAGTCCTGTTCCAAAACCGCTTCCTTTTGCAAATCTGAAATATGTCGGTTTTGCAACAATCTGATTTGTGAAAGTCCCGCCTTTTGCAAAAGCTGTGTAAGTTTCGTCTCCGTATACACCGCCAAGAGCGTTTGCCTTTGCACTTTCTTTTTTGCCGTTTACATACCCGGCCACAACCTGATCTGCAAGCCCCGCAGCCATAAGGCCAAGACCTAGAGCCCACTGACCTTGTGCAATAAGCTGTAAGCCTGCCTGCATAAACAGAAGCGGCAGTTGATTCAGTATTTCAGAAGCCATCGATTCGAGAGCTCGCTGCATAGAATCTGCGGCATCTTCGCCTTCACCAAGTGCCTGGCCTAATTCCTTAAAACCAGAAAGAGTTGCATCGAACGAAAGCTGGGCAAGGGAAGAAACCATGCTTCCAACAACTTTGTTTGTTTTTTTATCCCAAACATCAAGTGTGTTAAGCCCTTGTTCTGCAAGATAACCAAGCTTTTCAGCTAAATTATCAAAACTGTTTATGTCCTTGTAATTATCAAGAATCTCTCTTAACTCTTTTGCTTTTTTTATCTGTTCCTCGGTAGCTCCATTTTCTTCGAGTTTAATCAGATATAGTTCAGTTTCGGTTTTACCAAGGTTTGCTACAGCTTTCTCCAGTTCAGTTATTTCATCAGTTGCTGCAGATTCTTTTCTTGCTTTTTTGACTTCCTTGTATTTTATAACAAGCTGGCCAAGAGCTGTGTTTTCATTAGCAAGCTCATCAAGAGTAAATGATTCTGTTATTTTCGAAGGATCTACGGCAAGTGCTTCCTGTATTTTTGATTTTAAGTCTTCAAGCTGACTGTCCAGAAAATCCGTTTTAGAAAACTTTTCTCCAATAGCCTTACTTATTCCTTCTGCATCATTAATTGCTTTCTCAAGCCCTTCAATGTAGATTTTTGCAGCTGACTTTCCAGTTGTAAACAGATTTTTATCTACTCCAAGAATTTCGCTCAGCCAGTTCTGCCAGCTCTTCTTTCCGTCAATTTCAAGATTGGCTATTTTCTTCCTGATATTTTTTTCGACTACATCCAGCTGACGCATTGCCTCAGTTGTATCTATAATGTTACCGTCAGTATCTTTTACAGGTTCTGAAAGTTTGTCTCGTTTCTTTTTTATTTCTTCGAGTTCTTTTTCGTATTTCTCCAGTTGTACAGAAGGCTCATCACTTGCAAGCTTTTCATAATTCTTGGAGATTTCGAGCATCAAATTTTCAATTTCGCTTGCAGTTTCTAAACGTTTATTTTCTTCGTCTTGTATTTCCTGATCAGTTTTTGCAATAGCGGTGAGCATTTCAAGTTCACCGTTCCACATTTCAAGTCGTTCTGAAAGAATCTTTTCAAGAGCTTTATCCCCACCTTCTAGAATTTCATCCCATTCTGAATCTCTCAAATTAAGACTGCTTATAAGTTCATCACGGAACGAAGGACCAAGAGAATCGTCTTTTAAATCTTTGAGAGCTTTTGATAATTCATTAATTTTATAAGTTGCTGCCTCTACCTGCTTTTCTGGAACAAGAGTTGCATACCATTCGTTATAAGCAGCTTCAGATTTTATTGCTTTCAAAAATGCGACATTCTCATGAAACGAACCAAACGCGTCACCTAAATATGTCAAACCTTTGACTATCGCATCTCCAACCTCATTGTTTACAAAGCCTGCTAGAAATTCACCTATTCCAGATTGTAAATCACCAAAAGAGTTTTTTATTTTTGTTGAATAATCAGCTGCAGCTTCAGCCGCGCCACCGAATGTTCCATTCAACTCATCAAGAATAATTTTTTGAGCGCTGGCTGCATCACCTACATCAAGAAAAGATTGAATAACCTGTTTTTGTGCAGCAGTGAAATTGAAGCCCTGCTTCTTGAGGGAATCCATTCCGTGAATCGGATCATCAAGTGCTTTACCAATACTCTGTGCTGCAGAAGACAAATCCATCTTCATAACGGTTGCCATATCGAGGATTGCCTTTGTTGCTTCTCCGAATGTTTCTCCAGTTATGTTTCTAAAACCAAGAAGAACAGACTGCATTGACTCAATTGAGCTTGCCGCAAAGTTTGTTTTCTGCTGGAGTCCGCTTGCCATTTCCTCCAGTTCTTTAAAGGTTGTCCAGGCGGTTGCACCTGTTGCTTCCAGTGTACTTTTTAGAATAGCTGCTGCCTGATTATCTTCGCGGAATTGTTCTGAACACGCTTTTCCAAAATCAATAATTGCTTTTACAGAAAAAGCTGCTCCTATGGAACCACCAAGTTTTTTAAACAGTTTCTCTGTATCACCAGTCTGCTTATCAACACTCTTGAGATTCTTAATTGCCTTGTCTACTTCTGCCGTTACAAGAACGCGAAGCTCTTCGTTAATGTCCGCCATTATTCTTTTTCTCCCAGGCTATATAACCCGCTTTTTCCCTGTCGAATAATTCTACAATGGAGCGCACAAATTCAGGCTCTGCCAGATAGCCTTTACCCTGTGGCCATCCGTAGGCACTTATTCTGTGCCACATCTGAATCAGCTGAGAGAGTTCGTCTGTAATGTAGTTGGAAAAATCTTTGCGCTGGAGCCTCATGTAGCCGGTTTCGTTTTCCGGCCAAAAAAGGCATTCATACTTTTCGTCATATTCGGGCTCCCAGTCTGGCGGCCAGAAGCCCGAAAATAGGATTTGCAGTCCTATTCGATATTCTTTTTTTTTGAATCGGTGAGTTTGTCTCCGGAAACTTCAACGACAATTGCGTCGATGATCGCTCCGATACCATAAGCACGGCATTCTGCAAGCTCTTTTCCGCTGATGATTTTACGTTCCTTTCCGTCAGTATCTTTGACAGAAAGATTCCGTACTTCACCAACGCACGTGCGCAGAATCAAGGCAGAATCAAACTTTGTATCTACGGTTATGCTGCGGAACTTTTTAGGCGCGGTGTAGTTTCCGTCCTTGTCAAACGGCTGATCATCCGGATAGAACTCCGTGCGGGTAACAACTTTCTTAAAATCGTTACTCTGGAATCCTGTAGGCCGGATGATTTCAACGGCAAGCTGTTCTTCTTCCTTCTGCTGAAGGTTGTCCTTAACATCAGGATAGAACCAGTATTTCGGCTGCTCTGTCAGAACCATTATGCCACCTCTTTAACCTTGTAGTAGATTACGCCAGGATTGTTTCCGCCGTCGAGCGAATAGTTGAAGTTGAAGTTCTGAGCTCCGTCCAAAGGCTTGTCCATTGTGAGCGAATCTACAGTTACAGGGAAATGTTCCCACATGGCAATTTCACCAACAGTTTCGGTTTCACGGCGGCTGAGCATATAATCCTGCTTGCGCTGTGTTGCCTTGTAAACTGTGATATGTCCGTCATCATCTTCTTCTGTGATTGCGCTGAACTGATTCAAGAGCTCTTTCTGAGCTTCTGAGTCAACGTCAACCATACCGTTGATTGTTCCGCTTCCTTCTGAGAAAGGAGATACGGTGTATTCGCGGATTCCGACTTCAACATTTTCCTGAGTTGTAATGTCGGTCTTATTTCCGTTCCTACTGTTTGAAACATCAGTTACAAAGCTGATGAGTGTCAGAGTAAGCGGAATTACTGCATCTCCAGTTGCAAGAGCCTGACCTTTCCACAGCCATACATAATCGCCTGGCTTGAGTGCCCTGTAGCCTGACTTGCTTGTGTCTGGCGCAGGAAGAGAGCTGTCTGAACTTGCGACACTCTTGATTTTGTAAAATCCGCTGGCAGTAAGGGCAACGCTTGCTCCGCCAGTTACAGCTTCACCTTCGGCAATTTTGTAAAGTTTTCCATCTTTTCCACCCGGTTTCATTTTAGTCCTCCGTTATTAACCTTGTAGGCATATCAATCTCTATTCTGTAAGGAATAACATATTCCGCAGGCATAGAGCTTTCTTCTTCACTAGGGTACACCCATTGAGCGTTTCCGTTCCTAATCCAGTAGGCACGAAGCTTTACGCCGTCTGCTTCAAAAGGCATAAAGTTATTTTCAATTTCATTGAGTTTACGTCTGAGCTTTACCGTCTGAGTAAGCCATTTTGCATGAGTTCCGGCTGTGCGGTATTCTGCCAGGAACGAAAGCTTTTCGTTTCCGTCTCCGTTTGGATCCATATCCTGGTAAAGCAGGTCTATGTGCGCTGTGTTGTTTCCGGCTTTCTGAGGAAGCAGGAATGCCGGAAAGTTCAGCTGTGTTTTGATTTCAGTTTTGAGTGATTCAACAACTTCTTCGATTGTCAATTCTTATCTCCTTGCAATGCCTCATGCACTGCCTTTTTAATTTCTTTTCTGATGTGCTTTTCGTCTTTTTCATCAATGTGAAGAAACGGACGTGCAGGTATCGTAACGCTCTGCTTGATGATAAAAAGCGCAAAAGGCTCTCCCTTTTTCTTTTTTGCACAGAACACTTTACCTGTCCTGAAAAATGAATATCCGTCACCTTTCATTGCCTGGATAAGCTCTGCCGGTTTCTGTGCATTGTAACGTCTCATAAGAGTACGTGTTTTAGCACTTGCCGGAAGCCACAAGCCTTTTCCCTTGCTGTTGATTGTTCCGCCTTCCTGCTGGATCTTTGCATACTTGAGGTTAGTCTGAGCAGCTGCCCATTCCTTGCCATTTTGCGGGGCTATGCTTGCCATAAGCTGACCGTTATCGCGCAGCGTTTTGTTGCCTCGTTTTACCTCCTGGGCAAGAGGTGCATTTGCAGGCGGAATGTTTTTGTTGATTTTTCCGACTGCAGAAGAAACAAGATACTTACTCACCTTGCGCATGGTAGGTTCCAGGCAGCCTTTTTTAAGCCGCTTTGAAAGCTCTCCAAAGCTTCTGGTTATCTGAACTCCCATCAGTTTCTCCGTCTTTCCATAGGGCTTTTTCTTCCAGCACTCATATAGCCTACGGCAGGTCCAGAAGAAGCTTCTGCATCACTTTTTTTTATAATGCTTCCAAAGTTTGTCTCAATCAGAAGCTGACAGTCCTCCAGTTTTTCGCGGGCGCGGTTTTCCTGTCCAACAAATGCAAACATTTCATAAAGCGCATATTTAAGAGTTGCTTCACGGCACACTTCGTTTTCTTCGCTGTAAACATGCCCTGTACTCTGAACCATTCCCTTAACTGCAATCTTTGCCTTTAAAAGACAGCGGACCGCAACCGTATCTTCTCCAAGAGTAAGAGTTTCATAATCCTGATCCGGCAGCTCTTTTTTCAAGTCCTCAACTGTGAGCTGTGCCTGGTTTTCGTTTTCTTCCGGCATAATCAAACCTCCGTGCAAAATAAAAATATCACACAGAAAATCTGACTGGCTTTTTGTGTAGGCATAAAAAAAGGGCACGGTTTCCCATGCCCTCATGAAATCTTTTTTTATATGGCTTTTTTTAATTAGTTTGTAGCCTTGAAGCTTACAGAAACCTGAACAGGTCCTTCTACTTCGATAGACATCTCGTTTGTTCCGGTTTCAACAAGGCTGTCTTTAGATTTGCCGCTCCAAGCTTTTACTTCGTAGTTATCAGAAGGAGTTGCTGTCAAAACGACAGTCTTTCCGGCTTCTACTTCAGCTCCGCTTTCAATGGTTTCGTTATCAACAGTTGCTGCAAGAGTACCATTAGCACCTGCACCAAACTTTACCTTGAAGCTTGCTGTCTGTGCAAACTCAGCCCAAACAATACCCTTGGTATTGATGAGAGGGAATGGCTTTGACTTTGTGTAAAGCTTTGTACCTCTCTGGTCATCACCTTTTACAGTGAATGAATAAACAGGAACTGCGCTGCGCTGAACAACATCATCAAGACGGAGGAAGCAGAGCTTCTGTCCTGCATTGAGGGCACGGTAAACAATTTCATAGTCATCACAGAGTGACTTTGTTACCTTGTTTCCGTTTTCGATGTCTGTGTAAGAATCGTTATCCATGATTACCTTGAAGGAACCCATGTTGAGCGATTCGTCCTTAATCTGAGAGTCGAGCTCTGCCTTTGTAAGCAAGTCAACGAACTTCTCATAAACCTTTGCACCGGCAACAAACTCACCAGGACCGCCGACACCGTTTTTCTTAGCCTGCTGTGCCATTTTTGTAAGAACAGCAATTGCCTGGCCACGAGTAAGACCTGCAAGGCTTTCTTCCAGTGTAAGCTTTGTAACGTCACCGTAATCAACCTTGTAGCGGATAAGTTCTCCGCCTGACTTCATCATGTAGTCAATCTTACCGCGGTGAGCCTGACAGCAAAGGGCATTGGTTGTTTCGCGAACCATGTCCGAATGCTGGTCAAGGTATTCATCAACAATCTGATTAACACCCTGGTCAGTAGCTCTTTCGAGCTCGTCCATATCAACGGCAGAAATCTTGTCGTCAATTTCAATAGGCATTGGCACGATGTCTGTTGCATCAACGCCATGCTTTGGAACAATACCGTTGTCACCGCGAACAATGACAGGAACATTGCCGTATTCTTTTTTCAACTCTGCTGCAGAAATGTGAGTAGAGTTCTTAAGCTTTGTCTGCTTAAAATAAGCACGAGCGTTTGATGTGTTTTCTGGCTTAGCAGCCATTACGCGCTCAATGTCTTCACTTTTGATGGTGATGGAACCGTTTTTGTACAATGCCATTTTTCATTCTCCTATTAATGAAAGTTTGATTCAGACCATCCACCCTGTACCAGGTAGATGCCGGCAGCCGGAAGCTTTGCAGAAAGAGTTTCGCTTGCTACGGCTTCTGCTGATGATGAGAAGTCCAGAAGACGGCTCTTTACAACAAGACCATGCACAACTACAGGAACGCCTGTTGTAGCTTCGCTTGAGTGTGCTGGAACATCTGCGAGAAGGACTGCACAAGGTGTGTCCGAATCTCCGGCAGGTGCGAGACCTCCGTTTGCAGATTTCAAAACTGTACCGGCTTTGAGATTCTTGCTTGATGTTGCAAGAGTCGCATAGTCCACGATTGGCGGGTGTCCAGCATGGAGCACACCGCGGTCAAAGAATTCTTCAACCTTTTCCATGTTTCATCTCCTTAGAGTTTGGCGGCAACTTTGCCCCAGTCGGTTTCCTTGCCGTCATCTTTTTTGTCGTTAAACTCGTCAGTGTTTACCTGGCGAGAAATTACTTCCTCTTTTTTTGGAGCTGCAATGAGCCCTGAAAGAAGGTCGCTGAACAGATCCAGAGCAGTCTTGTTGCTCTTATTTCCGTCCTTGTCGCTGAACTCAAAAGATTCAGTTGTTGAAGCAAGAACGCCGGCAACCTTCTGAACACTGTCTTTAAGCCCTGCAGGAATATCAGCAAACTTGTCACAAACACCTTTTACAACAGCTTCTTTTCTTGAAGCTTCAAGGTCTTCGATTTTCTTCTGCATGTCTGCATACTCTTTGGAATCAGAGAACTTTTCTTTTTTGTTCTCTTCATCCTTTTTGGAAGCAGAAGCTTTTTCGGCATCTTCCTTCAGCCTTTTGTTTTCAGTTTCGAGGTCAGCCATCTTTTTCTTTTCCTCTTCTGTCATAGGAATTTCCTCCTGATAATCTATTGCGTCGCTGAAGTCAAACACCTCAACCGTATCGCCGTCTGAATAGCAGCTCTTTGTCATAAGCTGCTCAAGCCCCGGAATCTTTGGAGGAGTTGCTCCGCAGATTGCCAGGCTATGAAGATAACGCTTGCCGTCGCTTGCACGTTTTGGAATAGTAACGCTCCAGCCTTTATAACAGCCGTCACCATCGTCCTTGTCGGAAAACTGTTTCTCCAGTTCCGGATGCAGAACAACCTGACCAACAAGAACCTTTTCGCCCCTGTGTTTTGCGTCATCATAAATACCGTCAATTACAAGCACGTCTCCGAACTTCGGAAAGTTGTCGCCATGCGCTGCATCGTGACCGATAGTAATCGGACGTGTAGGCGTGAACGTCTCCGCGATTTCTTTCAAATCCTGTTCTGTAATCTTTGCTCCGTCCTGCCCGAAAGTTCCCGTGCGGCAGAGCTGCCATGTACGAATCTTTTTCATAAGCTGATACTACCTCGTGTTTTTATTTTTCCGGCTTTGTGGGGAACGCTTTAATTCTTCCAGGCTGAAAGCACTGTCTTCAAAGAAAACAGTCTGATTCAGCTGATGACATCTCTTGAACTCTAGCCTTGCACCTTCGCTTTCTTTCCAGCCTTTCAAAAAATACACAGCATTACATCTTGCCTGCATCATGCCGCTAATCTGCATATAGTCCGTCCATGTAAAATCATCAGATGGAGCAATCCAGGCTGGGTTCATTACAGAATGCCCCAGCGAGCGCAAGAGCTTCTCTGCGCGTTTGAATTTAGTCTTATAATTCTTGTCGCCGGTAATCTTTCCGGCAATGTAGATTTTCATTTGCGACCTCTGCGCATATGTAATCACAGAGGCACAAAAACGCGGCAATTGTGGGAAAAGCAATTTGTTAAAATCTTGAAAATTTCGGGGGTGTTTTTAAATAAATGACAAATTACCCAAATTATTTAAACAGATAGCCGATTCACCGATATTCAACGGTGAATCACAGATGTTTGAGGTGGTGTGTAGGTATGAGTTTTTGTGTTTTGCTGAGAATGTGGGTTAAAAAAGAAAAAGCCCCGGAAGTTCGGGGCTGCTCAAAGTATATGTTTATAAGAGTTACATTTCGCTAAGAATCTTTTTTGTTTCTTGCCGATCTATCCCTACTACTTTCCCATTCGATGCTCTCATTAAAAGAGGATATCCCAGTTTAGCATGTTTCTCTAAAGACAATAAACCAGCATAAATTGTTTCTCCCTTGTATTGTCCGACCTTTATTACATGAGGGAAACCTTTTGAGTTCGCATAATTTTCAAAGTCATTTATTGTCATTGCCTTGCCTCTACGATAAAGTCTAATACATATTTATTTAAATCGCAATCAGAAATATTATAAACTTCAACTGAATTAGGGCTTGCTGGCCGGAGAAGATTAGAAATTTGTTTTAGTTGTGTTGTTTTAGTATAATCTTGTGGATCATATAAAGTTAGAACACCTTTATCTTTATACATTACAAGTACATGTCCACCAGGTATAAAAAGATTTGCTTTATAGTCAAAACCTACGGAATAATATTTGTTATCTTCCATGTGGTTTAATAACCAAGTTGTAAGCTCAGTACCTGTTTTTTTTGGCGTCAGCATTTTAGGAAAAGTTTTTGTATTTCTGTCAATAAAAGCAAGATTTGTTTTATTCATTAATGCATTCATTATTGGATTTGTTTTATCGTAGGGCTTCGCCTGAACATTAAATCCCAATAATCTAGCAATGAAAGTTGGAACACAACTCTGACAATTTCCTTGTCGTGCAATATCAGAATGAAAACCAGGATTAACATTTCCACTATCTGCTTCATCAAAAGTCATCGGAATACCTTTCTTTATTCCAGCGATTTCATCAATAACAGCCTCGGCTTTTATATTATTGATTTCATCATCTACAATCTTTTCTCCATCTCCTTTTCCAAACTTTCCTCCAGAAAAAAGAATCTCCTTCGCCGCCTCAATCTCTCCCTGCACGCCATATTCCTTCGCACGTGCAACCTGACTTGAAAGTTCATTCCACCAGCTGTCGTTTTCAAGAGGATTTGTACCAAAGCCTTTTGCCGGTTTTTCTATTCCTTCCAGGGAAGTCCATTCATCCGGCAATTCGTCTTCGTCATAAATTGCACGTACTGTCGAACGGCAGCCGAAATGCAGAGGCGGAATATATTTTTCCCAGAGTGGATCATCATACGGTCTGACAACATTGCTCAGTGAATGGCAAACGTCTGTCTGTCTTGAGTCCTCAATTCCGACAAAGTGCAGCGCAAGAGGTTTGTCTTCTTCAAAGCCCATCATGCGACCAGTGTTGTATGCGGTCTGAACGTTGGTTCTGTAGACAGTTTCCCAGTACCAGCCCTGACCACCGGCACCCATGCCAACCTTATTCAGAATGTCAGTTTTTGTAAGAGAGAGAAAATCCTTCAGCCCCTTGCCATCATTCACATTCTTAATCAGCTCGGAGTTTATACGTTTGAGAAGATCCCCGTCTGCAATTCTGGAAGCTGTAAAAGCTCGGAACCGCATCTTGTCGGAGAGCTTGTTATAATCAACTTTTTTTATAACGTCGCGTTTTTTAAGATATTCTACAGCTTCGGCATAAGGCAAGTTTTCAACGTCTTCTGCAGTAAGCTCTGCAAACTCATTCTTGCGTACAGCTGAATCCAAGCCCATCATAAGGGAGCGGGTAAAAAGCTTTGCAGCTTCTCCCATTGCTCCCCAGTCCGGCGGAAGTACCTTGGTAGTCATAAGAATGTCAGGATTGCGAGCCGCTTCTTTGATGTACGCTTTAATGCGTTCTGCGTAGCTGTCGGAGATGTTGAGCCAGGCGGCAGTAGAAATACGGTCAAGCCGTCGCGCCCGGCTCTTTTCCTGGAAAAGATTCTCTACTGCCTGTTCTGAAAAAAATCATCTTTTCCTGTATCAGAAAAACCGAAAGACGGCTGAGCCTTTACGAAAGAATCTTTTTCATCAACAGGCTGTGGCAGATGGATTTTGTTATAAAGAGCTTTAAGACTTACAGGAACCCCACGGTCAATTGCATCGCGAATAACTTCCCACGGTGCAAAGTCTGTAGAGTCAATGTCATATTGCGGGGCAAGCTCTCCAGGGAAGTTGAGCTCGCAGAAAACATTAACAAGCTGCTGGTCTGTCTGCTGGAGCTTGTAGGCATCACCCTTAATCAGATCGTCGTAAGTCTGGACGTGCGTTTCTCCCTGGGCATGAGTTCCGTACTGAGCAGTGTTTGTTGTAAGAGCCTGAGCAGTAAGTGCATAGGCAATTTCTGTATCACAAAGCTCAACGATTTTGTTGAAGTCGTTAATCTGAGAAGAAACAACCTTGATGTCCTTAACGTTTCCAAAAGCTCCGGAAGATCCGCTTTCCCAGTTCTGCAGGGCTGCAGTCAAATCAGCTGCGCGTTTCTTTGCTTCGTCTTCGTTCTTTGTTTCAAAGATTGCCAGGATTGATGGAACACCACAAAGCTCGGCAGCCATTGCCCAGAACTTAACGCCCAGCTGCTTGAACTTCCAGAAGGTATAGGCACTGCGCAAAGTAGGACGTCCCCACTGATTCAACTCGCCGTCATCGTTGCGGTGAATTATGAACTTGCGCTTATCGCTCAAAATAAGATTCTGAGAAGTCAAAACAGGAACACCCCAGTCACGTTCAATGTGCTGAGGAAAACTCAAAGCAGTTCTTGGAATTGGAGTAAAATCAACAGGAACATACCAGCCGCCCCGGAACTCCCAGATAACTTCACATGCAGCAATCCCATAAGGCACCGCATTCAAAAGGATATTGTTGAGCTTGTAGAAAGTGTTGAAGGTAAGAAGATTCTGACAGGCTTCGTTTACGTTCTTGTTCTTTGTGTCTGTGAATGAACCGTACATCTGCAGAACCTTGTTCTTTCGGTCAAGAATGAGAGACTCAACACGACCATCGTCACGCATTTCTTCAAAGATGTTCTCGCGTTCCTGAACGGAGCTTATCCAGTCCTGTGTGTCAGAAACATAATTTGTAATGCTGCGGAATCCGTTTATATTTATAACTCTGCTTGTTACGCTGTTTGTTCTTGCCATAATCTATACCTTCCTACCAAAATGATTTCTTTTTCTTTTCTGCAACAAAAAAGCTTGGTGCCGGATCTGCTGCACATTCTCTCCAGGCGCATACACAAAGCATTGCAGCACTCGCACCGTCTCCGTGTCTCTTTCCCTTCTGGTCACGATCGGACGTGCGCACTGCAGGAATAGTCGGGATTCCGTTTTTAAGTACAACAAGTGCAAAATCTGCCTTGATTGTTTCGTCATCAGGAACGGTAAAATCTCCGCTTTCCATAAGTCCGTGCAAATCGGTTCCGTACTTTGCATACCAGGCATTGGTTTCCATAACCTGAATCGAAGCTCCCGGATGACGGAGCATTGCATGTTCTCCAATCTGCTGACCGTTACCGCGTGAGTCTATTGCAAGTCCGCCGAACTTTTTACGCTCGGATAACAAGTCTGTTACATAGTCATTGAATAACTGCTGCTGCTCAAACGGTGCATTTTTGATTTCCACAATAAGACGTACTGCAAGCTGAGTCTTTGAAACTTCTTCAGCAAACCAGTAGGTCGTAAGGTCTCCGGAACGTCCAAAGTCATTACCGCCGAAAACCTGACCTTCAAGCGCACCAAGCAGCGGACGCACTTCCTGATTGAAGAACTTTTCAACCTCGCGGTTCTTAAAGCTCTCGTTTTTGTGAAGAAAGCTGTCTGAACATTCAAGCCGGCGGATGTCGTAACTGTCTGCATCAGCTGTAGCATGATCCAGCAAACCGCGCCCAAAGTATCTATCACCGCTGGCACGTGGAATAACATCAAGCTCTTCATCAGGATTGTCACCGTAGATGCGGTACATCTTGTCCATGAATTCCTTGTCAGCTTCAGGAGTCCACTTGCGCCCCTGTTTAAGGCAGATTCTTTTGTAGAGCCCTTGGGCCATTGCCTCGCGGAAAGTGATTCTGTGCAGGCTCCATTCTTTTTCTTTGCCAGAACGGATATTTTTAATCAGGATATTAAACGGATTGTCATCTCCATTATGTGTCGAAATAACACGGATTCTACCGCCCCACATAACAAGAGCTTTTGCTGCCTGCAGAACGCTGTCAAGATCATCAAAGAATGCAGCCTCATCAATGACAACGTTTCCCTGCTTAGAACGGAGTGAACGCGAAACACCAGGAAGCCCCATAATTTCCGCACCGCTGGAAAAAGTGATTCTGTATGTAGTGATTGATTTTTCCTCATCATCAAGAAGAGGTTCTTCTTCTTCGATAATTTCACTTACTGCATAACCAAGCTTCTTTGCCCATTCGCCGGCATCCTCGATGTACTGGCGACAGTTGTCTTTGTTGAAGCTCATGTAATAAGTGTTTGTCCAGCCATTGGCAGGAGCAGCATCAAGAACAGAGTCGGCAGAGTCCGTCCAGGAGATTCCGCACCGTCTGTTCTTTTCGATGATTTTGAGGTCACTTCTGTCTTCCAGCCATTCTTTCTGATAGGGAAGAAAGATGTCGTATGTGTTAGTCTTTTTCCGGCTTTTCGTCATATGTCACCTTCAAGCCCATAATCTTAGACTTAACAAATTCAACGCGCTCGTCGCTCCAGCCGGCTTTCTTTCCTTCTGCCTCGACAGTCTTTGCAGCTTCAAACAAGCCTTTCTTGTAACCGCGTTCATATTCGAGTTTTACACGTGCAATCTTTACCTGTGCATCAGTATTTCTTGCAATTGCTTTCAAAAGCTCTTCTGGAGAAATGGTTGCAAAGTTTTCAAACTTGTTGAGTTCTTCAAGAAGCTTTGCCTGAACCAGCTGAACACTTGCCTCAGAGATATTCAAACCCGGAGTTTTTTCAAGCTCAGAAACAATGGCAACTGCCTTCTTTGCAGAGTCCTTGTAAGCTTTCATCTGCGCAGCCTGGCTAACAAGAGTGCGACCGACACCGCTTTTGCTGATGTCGAAGCCTTCTTCCTTGAGAACTTCTGCTATCTGTTTGTGGCTCATTTTGTCGTTGAAGTACATCTTGCAGATGCGCTCAACCAAGCCCTGCATTTCTATCTTGTTTCTCTTAGGCATTGTTCTTCTCCCTTTTTTGCTTGATATCATTTTTGATATCTGCAAGACTTGCTTTTATCCATCCAAGATCACTGGAAAGAGTGGTTATGAGACGGGTATTTTCTATCTGCATCTGACTTACTTTTGTACCAAGATTGTTTATATCCGTTGCATTTTTATCTATGTCCTTACGCATCTCTTTCTGCTCTTTTTCGTTAACGCCTTTGTCATAACCAAGTTTTATAAAGATTCCAATAAAACCGGCTATTGTAACAACGTCTTTAACAACAGAAATTACAGAACCCCACTTTTCCATCTTCCACCTCACTTGTTCTGCAGCCAGATAACCACTCCCTCAGTCAGAGTTACTGCTCCCAGCACCCCCGCCGCAGTCCTCCAGAACACAATCTTTCTTTTCTGCCTCATATAAGATTCGTTCAATTCGCTGAATTCCTTCTTCAATTCGGCAAGCAGAGTCCTCAATATCTGAACTTGCTCCTGCAATTCTAACACCGACTTCTCGGAGCTCTCCGACATCTGTAATGCCTTCATCAATTTCTTTTCCAACTCCGTGCATTTGTTCTGCCACGTCAGAGAGTCCGCTTTCCAGTTCTGAGACTGCGTTCTGAGCAGATTCACTTCTGTCCTCATAACGTTCAACTCGTTCCTGATCTGCAACATCTGATTCTCGGAAAGCGTTATTCCCGAGGTTTCCGAGAACAAGCAAGGCAAAAGCAAAAAGCATAATAAGGACAATACGAATAGTTTCTTTTGTTTCATCTTTCATTTCACACCTTCTGCAGTTTCTTCAGTCTCAGTTTTATCAGCCGAGATTCCAAGCTTCTTATCAAGCCAGATAGAACGGTAGAGCGGAGAACATGCAACAACAAAGAACACACCGCTTATGATGATTTCTCTTGCATCAAGACCAAAACTCTTTCCCGCCCAGATAACAGGAACAAATCCTTTTACCAGGAACAAAACCATAACCCACACAATGGCAAGCACAATAGCTTTTAAGCTCACATCCTTGGCTTTCATTTTGCACCTGCCTTGCGGATCAAATGTGCCATCTTAGCATCAATCCCGCAGCTTCTGATTTTTGCCATGAAATCTTCGTAAGACATTTCAATGTCGTTGCCGTTCTGAACAGAATACTCTGTATGGTAATCACCCCAGGAATCGTCAATTACAAAATGAGAGATTTTTCCAGAAGCATCAGCCTTGTATCCAACACAAGCGACAACATGTCCAATCGTCTTTTTTCCTTCTGCAGTAAAAACTCCAGAAAGAACAGCTGCACCACCTTCATCCAAGGTTTTCTGGATATCAGAAACAGAGCGACGTTCGCCCCATTCAACAGCATACTCACCTGTAGAAAGAAGCCCGCAATGCCTTAAATAGCGGTTTGTTCCGTAAGCAAGAACGCAATGCCATTCATTAGGCGGATAATATTTTGTAGGGTCAACTTTTCCCCAGTAAGCATCAATAGCCTTGTCTGCCAGGATGAAATGCATAAGCGCATCTTCCGGCTGCGGATATTCCTTTGTTGCAAGCTTGTCTACATCCCATCCAGCTGCAGAAAGGGCTGCAATCATAGAAGTGACGTTACAAGCGCCGTTTGGTTTGAGTTTATTATTTCGCTGAGTGTAATAAGGTTTATTTTCAGAATTGTTTCTTTTCATTCTGCCATCCTCCGAGGTTTAGGATAGCAGACAAAAAAAATCCCCAGCGAGTGCTGGGGGAAATATCAGTCTTTTTTTCCGATACTGTTTACATCAATGTTCTTAAGAAAGTTTTTACTTCGTCCGTCTCTTGAAAGAATAATTCTAAACCAGATTGGATCTCTTTCTTGTGCATCTTTTAGGATTTTAAGGTTTTCTTCTGTCATCCATCCGTCCATTAAAGAAATATTATCATAAACAACTTTTGATTCAATATGCTCTGCCTTCATCAATGTGACAGATTTTTCGTAATTTATATTAAGCACTCTGAATTCACCTTGTACGGTGTAAAAGTCTGGCAAGCCATCTGATTTAGGCGGTCTTCTAGGCTTTTTCATTTCATCAGCTATTTTTTCAGCTTCATTTGTCGTTATAGGTTTGTCATCTATAGCTATTCTTTCTGGAGCTGTTACTGCAAGGCCATTTGCAACACTTCTCATTCCTTCAATAGCATCATGGGTTATGGATTGGATAGAAGTCAAATACTCACGTTCCTTTTCTGTTTTAGCTATTTCTATTTTTGCATCAATTTCTTTTCTTTTTGTTTTAAATGCGTTTGTAATTGTAGGAACAACAATTCCTTTTAAAGCCCATGCACCAACTACAATACCTGTAATAGCTATAGCTGTATTTGAAATTTCTTGTCCTGTCATATTTTTTACCACCTCTGGTATTATATCTTTTACAAAACTAAGAACAGCTTCTGTACATCCAGGTCTAATTTCAACCTTAATTTCCAGAGCCCTAAGTTCTTCTTCTGTCAACTGCTTATTGGATGACGGACCGTATTTCTGAGTCCGATAAATGTGATAGACCTTATCCTGATAATCAGCTAAGGCTTTTATAAGACTGCCTGTAAGCGAAGAATTAAATTTATCGCCTTCTATCTTCATCGAAACTGAAAGTTTGTCTGCTTTCAAAACAGTTGATTTTAAATATTCTTCATTATCGATTTTACTTAAGAAGTTAATAAACTCTTCTTCATTTGATATGTTTATTTCATTTGCCATAGTTAATTATAGCATGAAAACATGAAAACAGGGAGAAAAAATCAGTTGTCTGCATCATTTTTTTTTATAATCCGTCTACTATCCTGCACAACGGTGCAGAAGTCCGTGATTCAGAGTAGCAGACAAAAAAAAAATCCCCAGCGAGTGCTGGGGAAGCAACGATGTTTTTTATGTTTATTGCGGTTGTGTTGAATCTGATGCTGAGTCTGAACTTTCAGATTTGCCGTACAATTCCGGATGTTCTTTTCTGGCAACCGCATCCACAATCTTCAGAATGCGTTCCAAAGTTTCGTGTGTTTTTTCCGTTGCTTTTGCAGTTCTGAAGAGACAACCAATGAGTGCAACGATGAAAAGAAAAACAAAAATGACAACAAGAAGAATAAAAACAACTCCGATTGAAGCAAATCCTGATGAAGCAGAAGCTCTAGTAGCAAGAAATAATGGCATATAAACCTCCTAAAATTTATATATCTAGAATTATTACTACATCCCCAGCCGCGAAACAACCCCTCGCACCAGATACAACGCCCTCAAATCCTTTTTCTTCAGATTCGTGTCGCCAGCGTAAGCTGGGTTAATAGACCGCAGAATAATGTATTCTTCCGTCTTGCCAGGATGTACAGTTTTTACAACGCGCCATGCGTCTGTAATTACCAGGTAGATTTCGCCCCAGAGAATCTGGTCGCAGGTTACGGCCTGGCTCACGGCAATAACGTCGCCGTTGGAGATTTTGGGCTCCATGCTCGAACCGTACACAGGGAAACACGCAATGCAGTCTTTGAAGCCCGGAATGGAAAGCACTCCCGCAGGCGTTTCTTCCTTGAGGTCCAGCGATTCCGCAATGTGCGCCATAACGTCTATGTCGTAGAAGGGAATGCAAGCTGTTTCTTCTCCTTCTGCAGGGATGATTTGCAGAGGAGCTGATTCTGCAACGTCCGTGATGAACATTTCGCCCTCACCAGTTAGAAGCCAGTCAATGTTGATTCCTGATTCTGCAAATTTACGATAGTTTTCTGCATCAATCGTAGTCTTTAACTGACCACTCAAATATCTTGCTAAATTTGCATAAGCAAATCCAAGTTTCTCTGCAAACTCTTTTTTGCTTGCAACCATTTTTCTTTTTGCCATTTCCTCATAAAGAGATTCAAGTCTTGTCATAATTTCCTCAAAAAGTCGTAAATAATACGATTATTTTCGTAAATATTACTTGACAATCATCATATTTAAGATATAATCGTAATTGTGATGAAAAGTTGACAAATCAACTTGCTAATTCTCCACGGAAACAATGCAGATTTATTTATCAACTAATCAGAATATCGACAAAAAAGGAGGAAAAGAAGAGTGAAAAACCTTAAGCCTATGACAGATGAAGAACTCAGAGAATTCATCGCTCAAAAAATGGCAGAGAATAAAGCCAAAGCTCTTGCTCGTGCATCTAAGAAAATCACACCTGAACAGGGCTTGTACATCAAGTACAGATTGAAGTGCATGGGAACGTCTAGCGCTGATATAGCTTTTGAAGTCGGCTGTTCAAAACAGAATGTTTGCAACGTTCTTTCCGGCAAATCACACAGCCAGCGCATAGAACGTGCGGTTGCATCCCGTCTCGGCTACAAAAGCTGGAACGACATGGTAACCGAACTGAGGGAGAAAGCCGCATGACAAAAGAATGTGCATACCTTGCAGAAAAGCACCTTCAGCAGGATTCAGAAGAACCCAATATCAGCCAGCTTATAAAAGCGGCTAGAAAGTACAAAAGCGTGCTTAACCGAGGAATGCAGCTTTTGCGCAAGGAAGAAGAAAAGAAAGTTACCGTCTGCCTTCAAATGGCAGAACTTATATCGGGCAATTTTAAAGGGTGGGAACTTCGGTTCAACGAGTCGGTTTTTGGAAGAGAAGAACCTGACCTGGCAAGAGGCTTTCAGAGTGTAGAAATCTACCGCGATGGAAAGCTTATAGGTCACAGGCTTGTTGCACCAAATGCAAGCGCAGAAAAAGCTCTTGCAGAAATCAGTAACGCTTTTTTAGTAGCTATGGAAAAAGCAAAGGAGGTAGAAAAGCTAAAGGAGGCAAAAAATCATAACGCTCTGGAAAAACGGCAGAAAGCCGCCGTTCATGGACAGCACTGAACTTGACCTGAATGCAGAGAAGGTTCTCTACGCAGTCAAGAACATGTCTTACGTTGGTTTGCAATATGCAGCAGTCTACGGACTTCTTACACTTGCAAAGTTCAAAAGCCCGGCTGAAATATGCCAGGACATAGAAAACCTTGGAGGGGAAAATGGAAATCTATGTAGAAGGTCAGATGGTGAAGAAACTTCCTTATCTCACACGTGAGGAAAAACTTCGCAAGCTGAATGAACTGAGTCAGAGGTTCTGGAACACACCGCTCCGCCGTTTCTGGCAGAACGCATATTTCAGTTACCGCGACAAAATTAAAAAAGCCGGAAAGCATGAGGCAACACGCAATCCGGCTGACAATGGGAATCACGATGACGGTAAGCCCGCCGCGTGATTCGTAAACAACAAACAAATTATAACACAGAAAAGCAAACTGTGTAAGGAGAAACAAATGAAAATCAAAAACTTGAAAGATGTTGAAGAAACAATCAAGTGCATCGCCCAGATTGATGCGGAAATCAGCGCAATCGACAACAACGCTACAATCGCCATCAACAAGGCAAGAGAAGAAGCTGCGCAGGCTTCTGCAGGTCTTGCAGAGCAGAGAGAGAAGCTTCTCGAAAATCTCAAAACCTATTCAGACGAAAACCGTTCAACTCTGTACGAAGAGGGAAAGAAAAGCCGCGAGTTCATCAACGGAACAATCGGGTACCGTCAGAATCCAGACAAAGTGGAAGTTTCTGCAGATACAGCAGACCTTCTTATCAAGGCTGGTTTCTCAAACTGCGTAAAGGTAAAAAAAGAGCCGGTCAAGGCTGCTCTCAAGAATTTCGACGCCGCCCAGCAGAAGAAATTCCACATCAACCTTGTTCCCGGCGAAGAATCATTCTACTGCAAAGCTGCCGAAAAAACTATTCCTGAAGCTGCAGCATAAATTAATCGGCTGGAGCTATCTGGATGTCAGCTCCAGCTGACAAAGGAGTTTTTGAATGAACAGTCTAGTACAAAAAAATAGCGCACTTACACCAGACCAGGCTTTTCCGTTCCGCCGTGAAATTGATTCGTGGGACATGAACAGTGCAGTACAGGAACTCAGACCAAAAGTTGAACAGCTCAAGAGTGTAAGCCTGGATGTTGCCCGCGATCTTTGGATTGCACATGAAGCTCTTGCCCAGAGAGGAGGAGACCGCCGCAGCGAAGATGCTCAGACCTTCGGCTTCTGCGATTTTCTTGAACTTGTTGGTCTTTCAAAAAAGACAGCTTACCTCTGGCTCAAGCTTTATGATGCAGCAAACGACAGAGTTCTTACACCGGAAGAATATGCGCTTGAAAATGCAAAGAGTGCGAATCCCGAACTGCCACAGATAGACTCAGAGTTTGAACATCTTATTGCACACGCAATGGCAACTGGAGAACGTCTTGCCGGCTGGACCAATGAGCACGAACGTGTTTACAAAATCCGCAAGGCAAATGAACGCGCTGCAGAACTTGCCCGTACCTGGGGAAAAAAGAAAATCAAGCTCAACTGGGGAGATGATGATTACTTTGCAAAAACTCTTCTTCACAACGGCAGACAGTACACAAAAATCAATCTTGAAAACCGCGACCAGTACGAAGCTCAGTTGAACATCTTTGGTGCTTTATCAGATTTTCTTACAAGTATAGAAAATCCGGCAACACGTCTTGCAGCTGTATGCAACATCGGCTTACGAGTGCGCGAGCTTGTAAACGAGATTGCAGAAACAGACAGAGAGCTTAATGCTTTTACGGGAGTTGATGAATGAGCGGAACTGTCAGAACCTTTGCACCTGTGACAGATAAAAAGTATCCTCTGCGCGCCGCTGTGTATGATGCATTCCGCAAACGAAGTCCGCTTATCTCAAAGGCAAGAGCCTATGAGCAGATTGCAACGCAGTTCAACATTTCTGTTCCTACTGTTCAGCGTTATATCCGCAAAATGGAAAACGGTTCTATGTTTGCCCTTCCAGAAGGAAGACAGGGCCGCCACGTTTATGCCTGGGATGACGAAGCACTGAGTTTCTTTACAAACTTTATGCTTGCCGCTATTCAGCAGGTAGGCGGATGTACTGTGCGCAATGCTTACAACAACACAAAGGCAGAAGCTCAACGCCAGGGCTGGCAGATTGGAAGCGAAGCAAGTGCATACGTTCACGCCCGAAACATCAGCCCCGCAATGAAGCTTCTTGCAAAAGGCGGTCAGCGTGCCCTGGATAATATGTTCTACATCAGCCGTGACCTTTCAAAACTGTTACCTTTCCAGCTGATAGTTGGAGACCAGCATATCTTTGACTTCTGGTGTCTTAATCCAAATGCTACAGGCAAAAAGGATATGTACATCAGGGCAGAATGCTATCTCTGGCTTGATATGGCAACACGTCTTGTTTACGGAATCAGCTTTGATATTGCATACAACACTTACACCGTAACACGTGCCTTGCGAATGGGAATCAAAAGATTCGGTAAGTTTGAAAGCACCTACAACGATAACGGTTCAAGCGAAAAATCAAAGCTTGCAGACCAGATTGTAGAACGCCTGCAGAACTACGGAGTACGTTTCCTGGATGAAGCTGATTTGTACCATGCCGACAACGGACGTTACATCGTAGAAGATACAGAAGGTCTTGTTGTAGATGTGGTACCTACAAAAGCTGAATGGGAAAAGCAGCACCGCAGAATCTTTGCCCGCGTGAAGAACGCAAAGACAAAACCAATCGAGCGATTCTTCAACACACTTGAACAAATTCTGCGCGATCAGTGCTTGCCGGGTCTCGTAAAGGGAATGGCTATTTCTGCTCCTGAAGAAGAACAGGCAACAAAACGTCTGGACTGGCAGAAACAGAACGGTTACATCCTCACTTACGATGAGTTCATCCATCAGGTTGTTAAGGCAATCGACATCTACGAAAACCGCGTTCATTCAACGCTCGGCTGCTCTCCAAAAGAAAAGCTCGAACAGTATAAGCGTGACGGCTGGATGCCTACTTTCATAGATCCTCGTGATGAAGCTTATCTCTTCATGGAAAGCACATTGCGCCAGGTAAAAGGCGACAGAATCGAACTGAACGGAACAGAGTACATCGGCCCAGATTTGACACAGGAAATGATCCTGCAGAACCGCGGAACCCTTGTTGCATACAACCGCCAGAAGATAGAAATCCGCTACGATCCGGAAAATCTTGACCTTGGTGTATTTGCAATTGAGCCTGGAACAAATCACGCAATTGCGCTCCGTCCTGTAAAGAAGATTGACATGCTTGATGACCAGGAAATGATTGAACAGCTCGAATGGAAAAAACGCAATATGCGCACCGTTCAGGAAGCGTTCAAAACTGCTACACAGAACAAGAACGTGCGAGTTCTTTCTGAGCCTCAGAAGTTTACAGAGCTTCACACTGCAGAAGAACTTGCAGAAAAAGCAATGCAGAATCAGCTTGAATACACAAAGCCGGAAACAGTTATTCCGACACCTGTTATAAAAAAAGCTGATGTAGAAAAAGAAGAAGTACGCAACATTCCACTCGCAGTAAGCAGACGGAAAGAAGATTTTGGAACAATGCCAGAATCTTACAACCGCCGCGAAGAGAGTCTTTCCCAGGAAGATTTCCTGGAAACTCTTGCTGCACGAATCGGAAACGAAAACGTACTCCGTGCCCACGGTAAGCCGGTATTCTACACCGACCGCGAGCGTTATGAATATATCTTAAACCAGTTCTATTCAGGCGAACATTTGAGCCATGAAGAAATGGATTTTAAGTTTGAATACGAAAGCAAAATGACAGCAAGCGAAGAAAACTATTTTTCGTCTTATGTCAGAGACAAGTTTAACAGATAGGAGAAAGAATTATGGAATTAAGAACTTGGATTGAAAACAACAGACTTTCCATGCAGGAAGCAGCCCGCATCATCGGTGTTGATAAATCACAGATTGTCAAAATCTGCCAGCATACATACCCCAACTGGCAGGACAAGGAAAATGAATACATCGAACGCCTCAAGAATGCGGGCTACACAAACAGTATACCACAAGGTATTGCAATTGATACAGACGTGCTGGTGCTTACTCCAAGCGTTTCACGCTTCAAAGCACTTGCAGATGATTTGTCTGATCCAAGCGGAACAATGTCTTCTTCAATCGGAATGGCAATTGGTACTGCTGAACGCGGAAAAACACACTCAGCAAAATGGTACGTCCAGGAAAATCAGAATGCAGCTTACGTTCTTTTTGTAGACGGTTCAACAAAGACACAGCTTATGCGCGACATCTGCGAATCAGTGGCACACACAAGACCACACAGCTTTGGCGAGTGTCTGACTATCCTGGAAGAATACTGCAAGTACACAAGAAGACTTGTAATCATTGATGAAGCAGACAAGCTTCCTGTCCGCTATCTCGAAATTATCCGCGCCGTAAATGAACGCTGTCAGCTTCCGTTCCTTCTCGTAGGAGAGGAAGGACTTAAAACAAAAACAGACAGAATCCCACGTCTTAGAAGCAGAATCAGAAATCCTATTGTTCTGTTTGAACGTGCACACGCTGTAGATGTTGCAGCCTACTACCACGAAGCTGCAGGAATCGACATTACACCGGATACTGCAGACAGACTTGTACGCCATGCCCAGGGAGGGTTCCGCTCAATCGTCAACGATTCAATCGCAATCAGCAAGATGGCAAAAGCCAGCGGCCTTGTTTCCATCACAGATAACATGCTCGACAAGCTTTGTGCTGCGTAGGAGGACAAGATGGATAAACGTTCAAACCGAAGCCGCTTAATCAGCTTGATACATGCACAAAAGAATTCCGCCGGCTTAGACGAAGAAACCTATCGTCTCATCGTTTCCGGAGCAACAGGAAAACACAGCTGCTCAGAGTGCTCAATGAAAGAACTGAAAGAAATCTTTTCAGACCTCAATAGCGTACTCTCAAAACAGGGCAAGGAATGCTACAGCTTTTATCCACGCTGGGAAAATCCTTCAATGTGCGATGCAGTAACCGCACGTGCAAAGAAACTTCTCGGCAAAGACTGGAAGAAACGCCTCGACCTCTTTGCAAAATCAAGATTCAAGAAAGATTCTTATACAAAGTGTGACAACAACGAACTCAAAAGCGTAATGGCATTTCTTTCTAAAATTGACCGCAAGGAGCGTGTAGCAAAATGACACAAGGCTGGCTGTTTCCGGAAGATGAAATCAACGATCCTCACGCAATCCAGGCAGAAGTAAAAGAGCCGGAGTTTTGCACCGCCGTTCCTGAACGAAAGGGCCCACGCCCAAAACGAAAGCAGGAAAGTCTTTTCACAAAAGAAGAACTGGTGCAGCCTCCGCTCACTGCAGAAGAAAAAGATAATCTGATTCGTCGTCTGATTACAAACGCAAGACTCGGTGCCCGCTACATGTACCGCGCCAAAGAAGTCTGCTCAATGCTCCGCATAACATACGACGAAATCCAGACACTTCTTAACTACTACAAACTCGACTGCGTAGTTATTCGAGACACCATAATCCGCATTCCCTGGTGGAGCCTTGCAGAGTACCTCATAGACCCCGCCGAGGATGTCGAAGCAGCCTTTTACGCATACTTAAAAACACTTCCGCACAAAGAACCGGAAGAAAAGAAAACTGCATAGCGCAGAAGGAAAACAAATGAAAAACAATCTTGCAGATTTGAATAATCATCTTTTTGCAATGTTAGAAGAATTGGAAGATGACGAACTCGACCAGGACACACAGAAGCTTGAAAATACACTTAAAAAAGCAAGGGCCATAAGCTCCGTTTCTTCTCAGATTCTCAAAGTTGCAAATGTACAGATCCAGGCAATAAAGACAATGGAAAATTGCAATCTTTTAAATAAAGATATGCCTGCTCTCCTGGCAATTAAAGACAGTTCAACAGAATCAGCATCACGCCAGAAGCTTCTTGGAGGTGTGAAATGAAAGAAGAACGCTATCCACAGCATATCCGCGAATTCCTGATTGAAAATAACAAGGGCAAATCAGCCAGGGAAATCACAGAGCTTTTGAACTCAGCCTTTGGCACAGATTACACACCAGAAGGAATAAAAGGACTGCGAGCCAGAATGCATCTAGTCTCAGGACTTACAGGACACTTTGAAAAAGGTCATGTTCCAGCCAACAAAGGCAAGAAAGGATATTGCGCTCCTGGATCTGAAAAAGGATGGTTCAAGAAAGGTCAGATGCCGCACAATCACGTACCAGTTGGAACCGAAGTGATGACCACAGATGGCTATCTTAAAATTAAAGTTGCAGAACCTAAACAGTGGCGTTTTAAACACATTATGGTGTGGGAAAAACATAACGGCAAAGTTCCAGAAGGCTGCATGATAAGCTTTAAGGACGGCAATCATTACAACTGCAGCATTGAAAATCTGATGTGCATTACCAGGAATGAAAATGCAATTCTGAATCATCAGAAACTCAGATCCGAATCTGCAGAACAAACAGAAACCGCCGTTATCCTGGCAAAACTAAAACACAAAATCCAGCAGAAAAAAGCAAAAGGAGAACAGACTATATGACATTGAAATTCATAAGCAGCGATGACAAAGAATCTGTAGAATGCAAAGACTTATGCTACGGCGAAATAATGGTTCTGTTATGTCGGATCTTATGCGACGACAACTGGAAATATCAGATAATCCCGGACAAAGAGGAGAATGCATAATGCTTACTTTTATTCTTAAAAAGAAATGGTATGAGAAGATTAAATCTGGTGAAAAGACAGTGGAATACAGAGAGTTTACCGAGTACTGGAAGACAAGAGTATATAATGCGCTTATTTCTTTAGCTCCAAATGAAAAACCGATTTGTATACTGCGATTAGGATACACAAAGCAATATATGACGGCCAAAATTTCAGAAATAGACATAGTAAACGGTAAAGAGACAGACCTTCATATTGATAGTCAAGTATATGCGTTTCATCTTTCTGAGATAAAGGAGTGTGACTAAATGCCTATAACAAAAGAAGTCTGCAGAAAATGCGGATGCACAAACAACAATCCATGCTACCACCCGAAATACGGCTTCTGCTGGTGGGAAGATTCAGAACACACAATCTGTTCCCACTGCGCAAAGAAAGAAATCAAGAACAGCAAGCACACACAACACCGAGTAAACGACATTCCTGATTGGCAGCCACCAGAGGAGACACAAGCATGAAACAAACAATGACCGTCCAGGAACTATGCGATAAATTGACCGTGCTATGCCACGAAGGCCACGCCCTGGCACAAGTAAGACACGTCACCGGCTACGAAGTAAAAGCTGTAACAGACGTTGAAATGATTGGAGATGAAATTGCTTTAATCACAAGCAGGGAGAAAGAATGACAACAGGAGAATTCGCAGATAAAGTATCTGCAATGCGCGAAGCCCAGCAAGAATACTTCAAATACAGAACAAATGAAGCTTTGCAACGCTCAAAACAGCTGGAAAAAGAAGTGGATTCTATCTTAGAAACACGCAAAAAACGAAGCGAAAACACAGTACAACAAGGCACATTATTTTAATAAAAAAAGCACAAAGAAGAGGGGAAAAGAAATGCAGATAATCACAGAAAACAACATCGACGAAACAGCCGCAAAAGCCTACGTCACAGCCGAAAATGACCTTGAATTGCTGCCAGGAATCCCCGAAAATCTCACCATAATAGCAGCTGCAGAAATCTTATCAGTCTCAGAACCAACAATCTCCAGAATGCTCGAAGACGGCCAAATTCAGTTAAAAAAGTCCGCAATTTTAGCCTATTTAGACCACAATTACCTGGCAAATCGACCATTAAACCTGCCCCAAAACACCCCATAATGCCCCAGATAGACCCACAAAAAATATCAGTTTTTATTATAATTTTACATCAAAATTTTTTGAAAGTGACAATAAAGATTCAGAGACAATTCTAGATGAACAAGTCATAATACCTTTATATGATTTTCATAAAAAATATGTTTACATGTATTCTTTTGCTTTTCCAAATGGATTGTATGTCCCATATCAAATTACTGAGTTATTGAAATATTTTAGAATACTTAGATTATTTAATAATAAAATTAATCTATATTCATTTGAAGAGATTTGTGACAATAGAGTTATTATTTCTCAATCTATTGATAAAAATAAATTTTCTTCTGATGAAAATTTTAAACAACAAATATTTTATAGATTTTGTTTAGCAAAAATAACAAATTCTATTTATCCATGTACTTCTCATGAAATTGTAGAAGATATTGAAACTTCAACAAATAATTATTCAATTTCAAAAGACAGACTGCAATATATGTTTGATAAAATGGATGAATTAAAACTTAGAAGTTATAAATATAGTGATTTTTATGATGCAATGTATTGGTGA